TATAGATAGTGCACAGCGTGACAAATACGGATCGAGATCAGATGCAGTACCTTGGTCGTCACGTCGAGAATCGCTAACTGATAGCTTCGGCATCGGTAAAAGAGGATTATATCTCCCTTCAGTTATAAGCCCTACTCGTAGATTGCGACCATTATCGCTTGAGAGCGCAGTGCAGTTCCTGAAAAATCAATCTAGTGCCGGGTGTCCCACCTTTCAGAAGAAAGGAAATGTAAAAGGGTCAATGGTTGCCAGTTTCGAGGAACAATTAGCAAAAAGATACCCATGTGCTTTATATACGAGAACTCAAGAGAAGAAAAAGACCAGAAATACTTGGGGGTGGCCGATTTCAGACACCCTAAATGAAATGATGGTTTATCGACCAGTGCTTGACGTACAAAAGAAACAAAGCTGGAGGGCCGCGCTTCGTGAACCGCAAGATATCGATATTGCGATGACAAAATTATTAGACCACGCTAAAATAACCGGTATACCAAATGTATCTTTGGATTTCGGTAAATATGACAACACCTGTAAAACGGAGTACCAGAACGCGGCATTTAAGGAGATCAAAGGTCTATTTCAAGATCAATTTAGTGACACGATCGATTATATTGCAGACCGCTTCAATACTATCGGTATCATAACCCCAGATGGAATCATGTCTGGCCCGCATGGTGTACCATCAGGATCTACCTTTACTAACGAGATAGATTCGATTGCTCAGTATCAGGGAATGAAGAAGTCAGGGTGCGTATCCAATTTGGAAATATCGCAGTGTCAGGGAGATGATGGAGTTTGCCCATCTTCGAGACCCGACCAACTCTTTGCCAGCTTTATTAGCGATGGCTTCGACATAAACACTGAGAAAGTATTTATTAAAGATAAGTTCATTGTATTTCTACAGTCTTTATACCACATTGACTATAGAGATGCTGAAAACATAGTTAGAGGAATATATCCTACATATAGAGCTTTACTACGGATTGTATTCTTAGAGCGTTTCGATGATTTCTCTAAAGACGGGATTTCTGGAGCAGATTATTTTGCTATCAGAACCATAAGCATATTGGAGCAATGTAAGCACCATCCATTATTTAGAGACCTTGTAAAATATATCTGGAGTCTAGATAAGTACAAGTTGAGTGTAAGCGACCTAGGGCTTTCGGCGTATGTTAATGCTCGCCTAAGCAAAGAGGGTAAAGATGTTAATTTCAGAAACTGGTCTTATGGTCAAGATGTCGCTGGTATTAAGGCTTTTGAATCATTTAAGATAATAGCAGAACTTAA